TGCTGTTTAGATTCAGTGGCCCATAGCAGCACTAACACTGGCAATAGCATCAGAGCTAGTAATAACGCAATAGTTGTTGTGGTCATAGTTAGGGTCGTAATGTGTGGCGCCAGATTGGGTGCGGCTCCGGCTCGCATATCCTACACCCTAAGCCTCCCCTGTCAACCCTAGTCGTTCACAATCTGCAACACTCCTGGCTACCGCTGCAATGCCGCCTGCTTTAGCCACAGCATCCAGCCATTGTTGCTGCTCTGGTTTTACGCGCCCGCTGGTACTTTTTACCTCGATGCTCGTAAATACGGCTATTTTTTGCCCGACCATCTCAGGTGTGACGGTAACGGTGCGCCAGCCAATCAGGTCTGCTGAGCCCTTGCATAATCCAAACTGCACCGGTCTGCCATTCTTATCTAGCAGCGTGCCGGTGTTATTGCGGAACAATCGGCAACTGCCCTTGCTACACGCAAGCCGGATGTGTTGCTGGATGGTTTGCTCACCTGCCACGTGCTGCCATTAAATGCCTGGCCCATCCTATTGGGTTCTTGTAACCACGCTGTTGACCTAATGCCACCAATTGCTCCAGCGATTGCGCACTGCCTTGCTCACGTTTCTTGGTAACTGCTAGCTCCTTGAGCTCACCTTCCACAACCTTTAACTCCCTAACCTCAGCGCGGAACTCATGGCCGCAATCGCTGCATACCTGCGCTTGGCTCGCGCTAGTCGCAAAGCATTGCGGGCATACCTTGACGCTCGGCGCCTGCTCGCGTGTTTGCTTTTTGATGCCATCCAAGCTCCACTCCCGTGGCTCCAGGTGGTGGCCCAGCCGTAATGTATTGCCAACATGATCCAACACCACCGCACGCTTGCCATCTTGCGGGCGCAGACACCTGCCGATCATCTGTAGGTGCAGGCCAACGCTGGTTGTAGGTCGTAGCAGGATGCAGCCGCCAACGCTTGGCACATCAACACCTTCTCCAATAAGTGCGCAACTGGTAAGCACCTTCAGCCGACCGGTGACCAGTTCGCTCAGCAAATCCCGGCGCCGTTCGCTGCTCATCGTGCCGTCAATACTGGCAGCCGCAATACCAGCCGACTGGAACAGCCGGGCCGTAGCCTCCGCATGTGCGACTGAGCAGCAAAATGCAATCGCCGTTTGGCCATCTAGGTGTTTGCGGTAATGGTTTACGCAATCGCCCATAATCGTGCCGACACGTTGCTCCGCATCTTTAGTGTCAAAATCACCCATCTTTTTACGCAGCCCGGAGCTATCAAACCCCGGCGGTGCCAACACCTTGGCAGGTGCTAGGTAACCATCATCCGTTAGCTGTTGCGCTGTAGGCCCTTCCACCATTACCTGGTAATGACCACCCAGGCCGCGACCATCACCTCTTATAGGTGTAGCGGTTACGCCTAGCAGCTTTGCAGCATGGAAATGCTGGATCGTTTTATCCCATGTGCCAGCGCTGGTATGGTGCGCTTCATCAACCACGATGAGCTGAAAGAAATCGCGTGGCAGCAGGTGTAGCCGTCTGGCTACGGTCTGCACACTCGCAACCTGCACGGCATGTGATAAATCCATGCCACGGTTAGCAGCAATAATTCCATGCGGTACCGGCATTGCCCTACTGGCTTGATCCAGCAGCTCAGCACGATGGACGAGGATCAACACTCGGTTGCCTTTACGTGCAGCGGCTTTGGCTATATAGCTAAAGCAGACTGTCTTGCCGCCACCGGTCGGCAGTACCGCAAGCACACTGCGATGGCCTAGCTGGTATTGCAGCCGGATGTCAGTAATCAGTTGTTGCTGGTACGGGCGGAGGTTCATGATCTTTTAATTACTAATACATCTGTAACAAAACCCATGGGTTGAATTTCTTCAGTAATTAATCTTCTTGTCTTGTGATGCCGGCGAAATGTGTTTTTACCAAGAGTGTCAGGGTGACGATCAAACCTAAGTAATTCAGTTAAAATATCTTGATCAATAATTTTCCAATCAATAGTATCGTCACCACAAAATCTTCCCCATTGCATTAATTCAGAATTGCTTGGTGTAGTGCCAGACATCGAAAGACAAGCAACCCCAAAATTTCTTATAAGTTGTTTTTTTACATAAATAGGCTGTCGTGGATTTGCAATTGTTCTATGTATTTTAAGTAATGTATCTTGCTGTGAGCTGTTAGGCTTTGCGCCTCTTGTTTTGGCTTCAATCATAATTAAACTTTGAAGATTTCTTACTCCTATAGAATCTATATGCGTCTTGTATCTATGAATCCATAAATCAGTATCTGTTGCAACAATTTCAGCGGCAGGCAATAACTTATTACCTCGCACCCAAGCGCTAAAAGCGCTGTCTTCTCCATAGATTCGATCGCGTGTCATTAGCCAACACCCCACACGATGATCTCGCGGGTTAGCACTAGGCAGCGCTTTGCCGCCTTAGCCCACTCCACCATTTGAGCGGTGCATTGTTGCGACTCATATGGAACGCTGTAGCGCATATCTACAGGTAATTTCACCGCTCGCAGCATGTCACCAATGTGATCAGTGAACTGCCGCTCTGGTGCCTTCCACTGCGTTGGCTGGATGATCAGCGCGATATAGGCCGGTTTGTCGCTGGCTGAATCTTTAAGTTTTTTGGCAAAGCCGTTAATAATCCCGGCCAGCGCTGTGTTGAACTGCTCCAACTCCATGTTGGCTAGGTCGGTTGGATCTTCGCTGTATTGGCCTTCCGCCTGCTTCCAATAAGGCGGATCTAGGTAAACCAGATCTACGTCTTTCCAGCGCACTGATGGCAGACCGGTGGTGAGATCGTGCAGTCTGATCTCATGCTCTCGCGCAACAATTGGCTTGCGATCTGAGACGTAATACCGGCGGCTCCACTTCTTGCAAGCATCAATAGTGGAGCCACCACCAGCAAACGGATCAACCACGATGCTGGCCGGGTTGGTGTACAGGTACAGCAGGTTCTCAAGCCACTCAACCTCGCTGTTGCCAAAATGGCTGACGGCATTGGTTTTGGTCTGCTTCTTCCAGACGTTGTAGATCGGTGGGGTAAAGCCGGAGGAAAATGCCGAATCTTTCGCAAGGCAACTTTCGGCAAAATCCTCCGACCAGTCATCAATGGTTGTGCGCGGCACGCCAACCGCTTCGGCGGTCTCCTCTTGAGTGGCGCAAGCCAGCCACATCTCACGCGCCTTCTTTTGCTTGGCTTCCTTTTCTTCCTTGATCGTGCGCGACAGCCATTTGCTTACTGTTGGAGCTGACACGCCAAGCACCTTGGCAATGTCTGCTTGGCTTTGGTTGCCAAGCGCATATAGCTTTTTAGCGCTGGCTTGGCGGTCGTTGTTGTTCAGCGCAAAGCCGCGATCCTGAAGCTCACAGGCCAGCCGAAACGATTCCAGCTTGCTACTAATCGCGTATCGATACACCATGATCTCAGGATCGGCACCATCAGCGCGGGTCTTGTAAGCCAGCATCCGGTGGCGGCCATCAAGCAGGATGCCGTCGGCGTTAATCGAAATCAGCTTTCCAGCCGCCTCGATTTGTTCCATGTCACGTGCGTAAGTTTGCACAGTGGCTGGATCGTGGCCTTCAATGCGAGGATACAAACCTTCGTCAAAAATAATTCCTGAAAGTTTGATCTGCTCCTTTGTGCTATGCGTTTGATCTACTGTCATTGGCTTAAGCTGACGGATTGAGCGCTGTTAATGGCGCTTGCCAACCGTAGCACCTGCTGCTACGGTTGGCAAGCACCTGACGCAGAGCTTTGAAACTTGCTCATCCGACCCATATACGTCTTACGCAAGAGTTATTGCAGCGCCTAGATAAATGGCGTGGCGACACCATGTCCCGTGCTACAGCCATCAGACTATTACTTGAGCAGGCGTTAGCCGGTAAATGACTAATACAGACCTAACCAACGGCAGGTGGCCTGACCTGCTGATGCAGCTTGCTGGCCTCACACCAGATCAGCTAACTGATACACACCAACCATGCCCTTTATGTGGCGGTGAAGACCGCTATCGGTTTGATGATCTAAATGGTACCGGTTCTTGGTATTGCAACCAATGCGGTGGCAAGGACCACGCTGGCGGCGCCGGTAGTGGCATGGATATGCTTATGCGTCGCACGGGTCTCACTTATCCTGAAGCCTGCAAACGCATCGAGCAGCATCTAAATATCAAGCCTGAGCCACCAACTAAAGGCGCCGAGCATTTCTGGCACTACAGCTCTGATTTTCTTATCTGCCGCTTTCCAGGCAAAAAGATCCGGCCCTTATGGTGGGATGGCTCACAGTGGTTATGGAAAGCACCACCTGCACCGCGCCCGCTATACAACCTCGTTGCCCTACAGCAGCGGCCTAATGCGCCGGTCCTAATAGTTGAAGGCGAGAAAACAGCAGACGCAGCCGCCAAACTATTTCCATCTGCTATAGCAATTACCTGGCCTAGCGGTTGCAAAGCCATCGACAAAGCAGACTGGTCGTCATTAATAGGTCGCAATTGCACCTTATGGCCTGATGCAGACGATCCTGGTATCCAAGCCATGGATAAGTTATCAGCCAAATTAATTAAACTCGGTGCCGCTCAGGTGCGCATCATCACACCACCAGCAGACGTACCTGAAGGTTGGGACTTAGCCGATGCAGACTGGTCCATCGCAGATGCAGGCGCATACCTCAAGGCCAACCGCTCTGCTCCTACGACACCTACACCTACACCTACACCAAAAGCATTAGCACCACCAGTAGAGGCAAAGCCAATACTTGATAAGCCATCAAAACTTGAAACACTTGAACTATTAACTTACCTGCGCACTACTACCGATAACATCCGCTTTAATACCTTTACACGGCAAATTGAAATAAATGAAAAGCCTCTTATTGGCATTGAACGCTATTACCTAACCCTTGCAGAGCAAAATGTTAAAGTATCAAAAGAGTTAGCAATCGACTGCCTAGTGCAAGTAGCTAATGAACGACAATATGATCCTGTAACTGAATACCTAGATAATTGCGCTAAAGTAGTAAAACCTACATACATCGACCGTCTAGCTACTGCCTACCTAAGGCCACAAGATGCTGTAACACCAGAGCCTACAATATACGATGAGATGTTAAAACGTACATTAATCGGTGCCGTAGCACGTGCATTTGACCCAGGTTGCAAGCACGACACTGCCTGCGTTTTAATGGGCGGCCAAGGTAGTTTCAAATCTACCTTTTGGCATAAACTCGGCGGTTTATTCTTTTCTGATGCTCTTGGCGATATAGGCTCTAAAGATGATGTAATGGTATTACACCGTTCATGGATAATGGAATGGGCAGAATTAGACCAAATAACATCACGCAAACATGCAGGCCATATAAAATCATTTCTGTCGCGGCCAGTTGATATGTTACGTGTGCCATACGGTAAAGCCGTTGAAGACTTCCCACGTCGTGGCATCATCGTTGGCACTACAAACAAAAGCGCTGGTTTCTTAGTAGATGAAACTGGCAATCGTCGCTTTTGGGTTATACCAACAACCAAAACAGACCAAGACCAAATTGATACAGACAGCCTAGAAAAGGAACGTGACTCTATCTGGTCTGCCGCAGTATTAGCCTATCGCAATGGCGAAACCAGTCGATTACCAGCTCATTTGGAACAATTAGTAACTAACGAAAATGATGCTTATGTCGTTGATTCGCCATGGCGAGACGTGGTTGCAACCTACCTCACCACACGTTCATCAGTTGAGCCGCTCACATCAGAAGAGCTCCTGACCAAAGCCATTAATAAGCCCGTCGAGCGTCAAACACGCATCGACCAAATGCAAATCGCCACCATCCTTAAAGATCTTGGTTACATCAAGCAACGCGAGCCGCATGGAAGGCGCCGCTGGCACTATTCCAGAGGTTAGGACGGATTAGCTTAGTCATACCAATTGATTCCGCCGTCTAACCTACTAGCCGTCTAACCTTCCAACAAAGTTTTGGGATTTTCCCTGCATCACGTATTTCTGCGCCATAAAGCGCTTACGTCTCTCCTTTTTTTATTTCCAAACTCTTTTTAGTAAATAGGTTAGACGAGGTTGGACGGCCAGTCATACCAATGGGTCTGGTTAGACGGAGGTTAGGACGAGGTTAGACGAGGTTGGACGGCGCCACATTGCGCAATGTTAAGCAAAGTAGACCTAACCGGCAGCATCGGTTAGCATCAACCTGTAACACCTAATCACATCATGGTTATTATCTCTGAACGCAACCGTCCCTGCATCGACAAACTTGACGCATTAATGACTCAAGCCGTGGCGGTAGCAAATGCCATCCGCGACAACGCCCAAGACGAGCAGCAACCCATACCACCCGAACTGGTCTATAGCTTCAGCCGCGACTACGATAAAATCATCACCGCCCTATCGGATGCGTCTTAAGTGACATCAATTAAAGACTTAAAATCAGACCATAAAAATGCACGCCGTCGTACTGATCGTTCCGCATCACTTATCGCAGAATCATTAAAACGATACGGTGCAGCACGCAGCATCGTCATCGACGAAGATGGTCGCATCCTTGCTGGTAATGGCACCGTAGAAGGTGCTAAAAAAGCAGGCATCGATAAGCTTCGTATTATTGAAGCTGAAGGTGATGAGCTGATTGCTGTACGCCGTACCGGCTTATCTGAAGATGAGAAAGTAGGCCTTGCCCTTGCTGATAACCGCTCCAGTGACCTCAGCGAATGGGACCATGACATGCTCCGGCAGCTATCAGAGGAGCATGACCTGACGCCGTGGTTTGAGGATGACGAGCTGCTAGCCGAAGTGCTGGATACCGTCGAAGGCAATACCGACCCTGATGACGTCCCAGAGCCGCCGGAAGAGCCTGTAACTAAACTTGGTGACCTCTGGGTGCTTGGCAATCACCGCCTGCTATGTGGTGACAGCACTGACGTGTTAGCTGTTCAACGGTTGATGGATGGGCAGAAAGCGGACATGGTATTTACTGATCCGCCGTATGGGATTTCTGTCGTTAAAAACGGCAAGGTTGGCGCAGATTTTGGTGTTGCAAAGAAAGGACACTACGCCGAAGTGATTGGTGACAACACAACTCAAACAGCGCATGACGCAATAGCAGTTTGCCAGTCTCTTCAAATACCAGTGCAGATTTATTGGGGCGGAAACTACTACGCCGACAGGCTTCCGCCAACCTCTTGTTGGCTTATTTGGGATAAGCGTGGCGACTCTGGTATCGTCAACACTTTTGCCGACTGTGAGCTTGCATGGACAAACATGACTGGGCCAGCTCGTATTCATAAGCAACTCTGGAACGGCATGATCCGTGAAGGCGAAAAAGATCAGCGCGTTCACCCAACACAAAAACCAGTGGCGTTGGCTGAGTGGGCGGTTAAACAATACTTAAAAGGCTCTATTGTGTTTGACCTGTTTCTTGGTTCAGGCTCAACCCTGATTGCCTGCGAAAAGCTACGCAAAGCCTGCTACGGCATCGAAATGAGCCCCGCCTACTGCGACGTGATCGTCAAGCGCTGGGAGCAGTTTACCGGCAAGAAGGCTATGCTCGAAGAAATCAAGGAGGCATTCTAATGGCTGCCCCAAGAGGCACAAAACACAACACCATACTTCGCGCTCAACGTTTTGCTCGGATTATTGCTAATGGCGGCAGAAGATCTGATTGCATAAAATATGCCGAAGAGAATTGGGGGGTAAAAGTAAGTTCTTGCGATGCTTACTTAGCATTAGCACGGGAACAATTAAAAGCTGATTGGGATATTGAACGCCCACAAATGGTGGCTGATTTATTATCTCAGTGCAGTACATTACAGATGGAAGCTAGACGTGCTGGTCAATATCACATTGCTCTTGGCGCTATAAACACAGCCGCTAAGCTTGCTCAACTTTGTTCGTGAGTATTCTTGCTTTAGCACCAGAAGGCAACATCCTTGAGCGTGTTGGCTTTAATATTAACAATCTTGATTTACCTGCTGCATTAAATCAGATTCGCAACGATCTACATCCAGGCCAGCTTGAATTTGTTAACAATACAACTACAGAAATACTGGGCATCAGCGCAGGTTATGGCGCTGGTAAGACACGTGCGTTATGTGCTAAGGCAGTGATGATGGCTGCTGCTAACCAAGGCTTTATTGGTGCTGTTATGGAGCCTACAGGGCCATTGATACGCGACATCTGGCAAAATGATTTTGATAACTTTTTAGATCAGTACAACATCCCGCATACGTTTAGAGCTAGCCCATTACCTGAGTACACTTTACATTTTGCTGGTGGTGATACAAAAATCCTATGCCGTAGTTTTGAAAACTGGTCACGTATTATCGGCCTTAATTTAGCTTGGGTATTAGCTGATGAGATAGATACTGTTGCGCCTAGTATTGCTAACCGTGCATTTCCTAAGATTTTAGGTCGTTTACGTGCAGGTAATGTAAGGC